CGGTCTTCGACTTCTTGCATTTTGCCTTGTCTTGCAAGTTGGAGCACTTCTCTCCATTGCGTTTTTTGCGCAGTTGGTCCGTAAGGTCGTTCACCGATTTCTTTGAAATCCCCCTCCTTTTTACAATAGTCGATAGCGGCGTCGATGGATCCTCGCTGCTTTTCGATGTGAGCTCTGGGGAGGAGATCTTTGATTTGCTGGAAGGACTTGAGAGAGGAGAAGTAGACATATCCTTGGAAATGCGGAGTTCCTTCTTCGCCGACTTCTTTTCCGGAGATGACGTATTGAGCTTGTTCCCCGAGTTGTTCGATGTCGACTGCATCCCACTCGGTTGGATTATTAATGGTGAAACACCATCCTCTTGAACGCTGAACTTGATTGGTTGGAGGAGCCATAGACGAGTGGGTTTAGTATTACCCCACTCGTCTGATCACTGATCATACTATATATGGAGCATCGTCCCTTACGCTCATTTGTGAATAAGTACCTTAGATCACATATGTCGTTACGCAGAGCGTCGTACCGTAGTTTGCGATATCCAGTGAACGGGATGCCTATTAGGCCGTTTAATAATGCCCGTTTTAGACAGTCATTAGCAAGGGCTGCTAGAACTGCATCTGCTAGGAGCAGAACAAATACGACAGCAGGTCGTAGGAATACTACTAGTGGTATTGGCGTCAGTGTGCAACATGATGTACGCCGTATTTATCGAAAGAAAACAATGCCTAGAAAAAAGAAACGAATTTGGAAGAAATTTGTGAAGAAAGTCCATGCCGTAGCCGAAAAGGATATGGGTAGCAGAACAATTCTGTTTAATGCCCAGGTGACAAATAATAATAATGTTGCTGGAAGTCAAGGATGTTTGACGTTAGCATTGTATAGCATGCAAAGTACAAATGCATGGTTGTCTGATTTGAATGGCATATCTGCACTAGAAAATGTTGGCAACCCGACTGCTGCAGCAGGAGTAACTTTGGATCAATCCACAAAGTTTTTATTTCAGTCCGGAGTATTGGATTTGACGATTAGAAATACATCGTTTGTAAGTGGAGGAGCTTTAGATCCTGCAGCCACGTTAGAATTGGATATATATGAATGCACTGCATCAAAAGACTTCCAACAGACTGGAAGTAGTTGGGGAAGTTTATCGACTGCCTTTGCAGAAGGGAGTAACAACACGAAAGTTATTGGCGGCGCTGGTAGTAACATTACTATTCAAACACGCGGCGCTACTCCTTTTGATATTCCTTATGCGCTTAGTCGTTATGGGATTAAAGTTTGGAAGAAAACAAAATATTTCATCTCGAATGGAAGTACGGTCACGTATCAAATGAGAGACCCTGCTAGACATGTTATTGATTTGAGAACTATGTCTCAAGAAGGTGGATGTAATTTACCAAAGATGACAAAATTCTGTTATCTGGTATATAAATGTGTTCCTGGAGTAACAATTGGAGCAGCTAACACCACGGAGTCAATTCAAGTAGGGGTTACACGGAAGTATATGTATAAGATAGAAGGTGTAAACGAGGATAGAGCTTGGTCACAGCAAGTTGTAGCCGCTGGAATTAATCCTAATTAACCTCGGCACCAGCACTCTCTTAATGAAAGCGGACCCGCGTAGAGCGGGTCCAAGACACATGCACGCAGCGCGGGGCGCGCTGCTTATATAACCCAACCTCGGCTTTATTAGTTTAGTCCCGTAGAAGGTTCTAATCAAAGCTAAGAAAATGTTTGACTTTAAACCTACGCTTAATCGGTTCTTGGTCTTGTGCTTGAGGAAAGCAATCTTCGATTGAATAGTTTGATAAAACTATGATTCGTTTAGGACGCACTTTTTGAAGAGTTCCTCCTTTGATCTCGGCAGTAAAAGGATATCGATCCGCCCAGATCTTAAGAAACGAAGCAGTTACTTCGTTGCGCGGAGCCCATTCTTCGATTGCAACTGTTTCTTGTTGCTCGTATCCATCCCACCATTTGTTGAGGGATTTGGAGTAATGGTTCGGATAGAGGGTCCAAAGAGTTCGCGATTTACCCGTTCCGGTTGGTCCAACCCACCACTCGTTTTCAAGAACGTCGAGAATAATTGGACGTTCTGGTTTGTGAAGTCCAAGTAATTTCGCATGATATCGGAGAAATATAGCTGGGAATCGGTCTTCGACTTCTTGCATTTTGCCTTGTCTTGCAAGTTGGAGCACTTCTCTCCATTGCGTTTTTTGCGCAGTTGGTCCGTAAGGTCGTTCACCGATTTCTTTGAAATCCCCCTCCTTTT